TTCTGTATGTGTCGTGGTTGTATCTTTCTCTTTGACGATGGAGCAATCAAATGGAACAAGTTGGGCTATATGGTTTATGACCCAGACTTCAGATATGAACTTACAGGCGAAACAATTGATCCAAGAGCATGGAAACCAGAACGGAAAACAGATAAACAAGATATCAAGAGTAAGTTGAGTTACAGTAGAATAGGATTAGGGAATTGGTTTAATATTAGATTTGGTGTACGCCATTTTCAGTGGTCACGAGACTGGGAAATCACATTTCGTGTGAATCCATACTTCATTGAGAATCCTCCTAGCAAGTGGTTTGAAGTTTATTGTGTGTTTGGAAAACAGGTAGGACTATGAATAAGATACCAATGTTAGAAAAGTTTGCCGCACAGAGTCTTGTGGAATATGATGGCGAGTTAATCTTCAATAAGGAAAAGTTCGCCGAGTTGATTGTGAATGAATGTTTAGATCATATTGATACTATGGAACGAATCGCTCACGCTTCTAACGCAAGTATTCCAGACGACTATGACAAATACACTTACCTAAAAACATTAGATGTATTAAAAAGTCTTATTAAAGGTCAATTCGGAGTTGAAAAATGAACAAGAAATTGGAACAGTTATTAGAAGATGAAGGTATGGGCGAATATGATTTTTATACCAAAGACGATGTAATCTATTTTGCTAAAGAATGTATTCACCGATGTGCTGATCTCGTAGCATGCAATAATCATGTAAGTGGATTTGCGTTACATGATCTTATTGAGAAACACTTTGGAGTAGAAGAATAGTCCTGTACATTCTTTAATTTCTATGGTATAATATAATTATGAATATGATGATTGATGTACAATATAATGATAAGACTGACATGTATGAAGTAGTACAATGGCAGGAAACTAATAGCGGTCGAGTTGGTGATGTACTCGCTAAGTTCGATCTTCTTCAAGAAGCAGTTGAATATGTGGAAACCGGTAAATGAACAAATATGTAGAAGAAGCACCTTACCATCCAGGTTATGAAGATGCCTCCTTTGCGCCTTCTCCTGAAAAACTGAGCGTTGAAGAGAGAATTAAAGTAGCCTATCAAGAAGGTTTTACAAACGGTTGGAATGCTGCACTTGTAGCCAATGACCAAAATGATTAATAGAATAAGAGAAGCTAAACCTGCTAACGGTGTAAAGGGTTTTCTTATTCGAGTACTCGATAAACATGTATTTCGTGTATACAATAAAGACTTTACCTTTGTTGATTATGATATTCTCCACTATGATTTAGAAGTTGAAATTATTGAAAGTGATGCGGTATTATATCGCAGTGAATTTGACAATTACCTTGATTACCCTCCGATTGATGAGATGAAATGAACTGGTTAAAATATTCTGGTGTTAGTATTATTTTCTCGCTTAACCCATTCCATTGGAGATATATCCCTTGGGCGCGAGATGAGAAAACGAATGAATGGCCCGACGATCGTGTTTGGGCACATGCTGTAACGTGGTTATTCCTTACAATCCGAGTATGGATAGACGATGGAAGATGGTAATATGAAAAGCACTATTGAATTAGATTATGATGTTGCAAGTAAGATTACGTTGGCAACACTAAAGGATTATCGTAAGAATCTTAAAAAAGAATTAGCTCGTTGGAAGAAGAATCCAAAGACCGATCTTAATCCAACCGGCTATTGGCTACACCCAGAAGACGTTGTGGGCAATATGCGTCGAGTTGATTTATTAACTGAAGTTATTCGAGACTTTGAATGAATAAAAGACCTCACGAAACTGGAACAAATAATCCAATTGATTTTCCAAAAACATATAGTCGTCAACCCGTAATTAAACGCGCATTTGGGCGAGCTGTAGCTGAGACTCTCTATATCGTTGGAGATTTGATTAGTTATCCTATGCTTCAATTTAACATAGCATGGCTTTATCCAATATATAATTATCTAATGGTTTCAAGTACTAAAATACAAGATTGGTCAGGCGCAAGCGGACCGTGGTAAACATATAAGGAATAATGATGAAAGTTTGGATTAGTAATTATAGGAACCATTGGCTCTCACCATATACAATCTTAGAAAAAGTTTTCTTTTGGCGTGAGATTGATTATGATGAGCCAATGATCAAAAGATGGAATAAGATTCTTACTCCGTTCTGCAATGTCCTGCAAAAGGTAAGGCAGTTTGTCTATCCAAGGTGGGAATACATTAAGATTGAAAGATGGGATACTTGGAGCATGGATCATACTCTTGCTCATATTATTGTGCCAATGTTAAAGCAACTTCAAGATACAAAACATGGTGCTCCAAACGTTGACGATGAAGACGCGCCTGAGTATCTACGAAGTTATATGGCTCAACCTAAAGAGTATGAGTGGGACATAGATAGTCTACACTTCTTGAGATGGGACTGGGTTCTTGATGAAATAATTTGGGCCTTTGAGCAAAAAGTAAAAGACGATGATGAAAGCGCATTCTTTGATCACTCAGTATATGCCGATAATGAAGATGACGAAGTAGATTATAACGCTTGGCTTGATGATATGACTAAGGGTAAGAGTAAACTTAAAGTTAATTGGGATGGACTAAAAGCCCATCAAGAAAGAAAGCAAAACGGTTATCGCTTATTCGGTAAGTACTATCAGAATTTGTGGGATTAATTTGCAACCGTATCATTTTAGACACGGTTTGAATTTAACCCTTTACTTTCAGCCTGACTTATGGTATAATAGTAGTATTATGAGAATAAAGCAATAATGAAATACTTGTTAGTGGCTTTCCCGTCCAACACTAACGGTATCACTTGACATGAGGACGGGAATTTAAAAATGGAGTTTTACAATGACTAAAGCAAATCGCTTACTCGCTTACTTGCAATCCGGTGCAACTGCTACCCCTAACCAAATCAAGGGTATGTTTAAGATTGCCAATCCTTCAGCTACTGTATATCAGTTGCGTAAAGAAGGCAATTGCATCTATGCAAATCCTGCTAAACTAAAGAATGGTTCTGCTGTAACTAAGTATCGCTTAGGTACACCTTCAAAAGCAGTTATTGCTACAGCCGCTAAAGCTGGTGCATTCGCAGTTTAATACGTAAGTATGATGAGACTACTATTGCAGTTTTGCAGTAGTAGTCTTTTTAATTTTTTTTTGGATATGATATGAATACAGTATTATTGAGTGATTGGCTTGAAATTGCCGAAAGTAGAATCACATGTGCAGAACAATACAATTGGAACTGTTATGGTGATAACGCGTTCAGTATTACGTTTTGGAACCAAATTCATGGAGTTGATGAACGAGCTACTACTGTCGTTTATGATCTTCGTACACAAGAAGTATATGAAGCAATTGTCTTTACTGGACAATGTGGTAATGACTCAGGCAGTGGTTATCGTTGGTTTAATGAAAATTATAGACAAGCATACTTTAGTGAGTGTACTCAACGAGATATTGATGACGAAGAGTTTATTACGTATACTGATTTAGAAGTGTGGGAAGACTTTGCAGAAAAGTGCCATGCAATCTTGAATAACTATGAGTATGATACTCGTGTTAAAATCCCATTAAACTTTTCTGATGAAGAGCTTCTACAACTATTTAAGTTGGCGCATGAAGAAGATGTGACGTTCAACGATTTTATTGAAAATGGTTTGAGAGAAACTATTAACTCAATGCTAAACGATAAAGAGAATCTTAACGACATCTGGCCAAAGAAGTTTTTATGACAATAGATAAATGGCATCTTCGATTCATGGAGTTTGCTAAACAATATTCTACGTTTAGCAAAGATTCATCGCGTAAGATTGGCGCTGTTGCAGTTAATCCTATTAAAAAGATTCTATTGAGTGGTGGTTATAATGGGTTTCCTCGTGGAATACTCGATATTCAAGAACGATATGATGATCGTCCTCTTAAGTATAAGTACGTAGTGCATGCTGAAATGAATGCAATCTACAATGCAACATTAAATGGTGTATCTCTTGATGGTGCTTCACTCTATGTCTGGGGATTACCAGTGTGCTCAGAGTGCGCCAAGGGTATTATACAGGTTGGAATACGAAAGGTATATTGGTCTGCAAGTGAAGAGATTCCTCCACAGTGGCAAGAGTCAGTAAATCTTACACAACAAATGTTTAACGAAGCAGGAATAGAATTTAACTATCTAGAAACAAAGGAGTAATATGAACGTTGCTATTATTATGGGACGCGGCATTGAGGGTTGTGGTGTAACTAAATTTACAGTTGAACAGACGAAGTGGCTTCAAAAGAATGGTCATCAATTCACAGTATTTGCGTCAAAGGATAAGTCCTGGACTCGTAAGAACTCTCATGATGTATCAAACGTTGTACAACTTAAACTTGCTAAACCTCAAGAAACTGATATAATGATTGAAGGCGCTAATCAGGCTGACGTCATTATCATTAACTCACTTCCTTCAATTGGTCATTCCGAAGGATGCATTGAGCAGTTTAAACGATTCCTAAGTGAAGTCACTAAACCAGTAGTACTCATTCAACACGATCATTCTAGTCTCTCAATTAAGCGTAATGCTGCAATTGAAGAATCAGTAAATCGTGCTAATCTTTTATTTGGGCATTCAAAGACAAACGACTTTGCTAATTACGTTGAATCTATGACTGGTGCATCGGGCTTAGCGAGTTTCTTTGATGAAGATACAAAGGGTAAAACTATTGTTGGATTTCAACCTGGCATTGACTTCGATGAGATACGTGCTAAGTATTGGAAGCCTATTGAAGAGACTAATGTTGATATGCATAAGTGGATTGGCCGTACTACTTCGTGGAAAGGCTATAAACAGATGTTCAAGTTTCATAATGAGCACCTTCGTCCATTTGGTGCAATCACAACCTTTGAAGGTATTGAGAAGTCTCCAGCATACTTAGCTTTCCGTGAGATCTCAGAGTTCAATGGTCATATTGCTGATCAAGTAGAATCAATCCAACTTCAAAAAGATCAACCAGCATATGTATTTGGACCTTATATAAACGATGATCTAATGCAGCGTATTTCAAAGGTTGGCTTTGGTTATCAACTCTCACTACTTGATCCAAGGTTCATTGAACGCTCGATTGAATACACTCACTGTGAGTTGGCTTGCGCTGGAGTTATACCCGTCTTCCGCAAATCTTATGGTGAACGTTGTACTCATCGACACTATAACAAAAAGCTTATTGATTGTGATAACACTGGTACGATTTGGTTAGATGATAACGACATGAAACCAGCCTTTGACTTGGTGTATAAATTATCTAAAGACTCCGTAATGCGTAACGAATATCGCGAAATGGCGTTTGAATTTTTTAAACTACATCAAGACTCTCAATATACATTTGCAGAAATGATGAAACATATAGAAGAAACCATATGAAACATGCATCAATCGTACCACTCATTGGTGGAATGACATTAGGTCAAATGGCAGCGTTTGGCACTAAGCCAGATTACTTACTTTCGTATTCTCCATTTGTTAATAATGATTCACATATAGTAAATCATCTTAAAGATGTTCCATATATTCTTTTAGATCAAGGTGGTAAAGCGCCATATTCAGTAGACGTAGTTGGAGCAGTATGTCCATGTGCTGGTTTGTCTTCGTTATCTGGATATGCTAGTTCAGATGCAGAAGTAAACAATTGGTTGTATGAAAGCACTAAATATGTGTTGTCTGAAGTAAAACCTAAAGTAATGTTTGGCGAAAATGCCCCTGCGCTAGCAGGTAAGTTAGGTGCACCAATCGTAACTAAACTCCGCGCTATAGCAAAAGAGAATGGTTATACGATGTCTATCTATAGGACTAAATCACTATTGCACGGGGTGCCTCAGATTCGTGAGCGTTCTTTCTACTTCTTTTGGAAGGGCGATCAAGTTCCACTATTCAACTACTTTGATAAGCCACTTAATACTATTGAGTCGGTGTTTGCAAACGTAGGTAAGAATGCATCTCAACAAGAAGTAACTAATGATAAAATTCCAAGTAAGTGGGATGCGATGTATCGGTATGTTCTTGAAGAACTTGAGGGTGGAATTACGCATAAACAATTCTATGAGCGTATCGAGAAGACTGATAACGCTATGGATTGGTTAGAGCGTAAAGGTAAGAAGTACGATGAGGTAGGTAAATGGATGAAGAAGCAAGGACTTGATCGTGCTGCTGATCGCTGTGAACGTATCTTTAATAAGTTAAACGCTGGTGGAAACATCATGCGTAGATTGACTACAGTTCCAAAAGGTCACATTGGTGCATTCGTTGGTCACTATCCAAACCTATTAACACATCCAACAGAAGATCGTTACTTAACGTATCGTGAAGGTATGTCTATTATGGGTTTACCTGAAGACTTCACATTATTACAACCATCTAAGTTCTTGAATCATATGTGTCAGAACGTTCCTGTAGGCACAGCAACTGACATGGCCAATGAGATTAAAGCAGTGTTAAATGGTGAACGAGACATGTTAAATGCCAATATGATCTACCAGTACAATGGACAGAAAACGTATAAACTAGAGGATTCACATCCGCCTTCTAGTCTAATCGATTTCTTATAACAGTCGCCCTTCGGGGCGACTTTTTGTTTTATAAATATATCTATCAAACACATAGGAGAATGTTATGAAACCATTTTTACAATACTTAAAAGAAGCTAATACAGAAGGTGCTGCCTTTGAAGAATTCATAATTGCTGCTTGGAATGATACTCCTTTGCCAAATCTTCATACAGTTGATTCAGCAGCAGGCCATAATATTGTAGACTATCTTAAAAAACAAAGTGTAACTGGTCACGCAAGTAAGTTAGTACACGGCCCTAATGTTACGCCTGAATGGTCACAGTTTTGGCTCCCTAATAGCGTTCCTGGATCTACTAAAACTCCAAAGACAGACATTATTATTGGCAAAACCCGCATTTCGGTGAAGAAGGGTCCAGCCCAATTAATGTCTGGCGGCCAAAATGAATCTAAAGCTACTTTCTTTGCAGCAGTGCAAAGTATAAAAGCAGTTGAAGATGATCTACTTTCAGATATAGAATCTAAGTTAGATCAACTCACTCAATCTTCTGTTGCCGCAGGTGAAGTTGCTGATCAAATTAAAAAAGGCCAAGATGATCTTTTAGTAAAAGCTAATAAGATTAACAATGATATTAAAGCATTAATGAGAGATGCTTTTACAAATAATAAAGAATTTCGTAGAGCTTTTGTTCGTGAAGCAATGACTGGTAATGTAAAGTTTGGAGATACATCTGAAGCTACTGCAGAATATGTACTATCGACAGACGCTAAGGGCGATAAACCACAATTGCATAAGACAGACGATGCAGCATTCCTTGATAAAGTAGCTTCAAAAACTAGTGTTACTGTTCGCTTTAAGTCTACGTCTGTAAAATCAAAAGGTGTTAAGACAGGTGAATATCGCTATTGGTCTGTAGTATCTCTAGGGGTTAAAAAGTTAGATGAAGAGTTTAATCAATATGAAGGTATATTAACAGAAGGCGTAATTAGTTCTTTATTTGCTAAAGTAAAGCAATTTATTGTTTCACTTTTAGATAAAGCTATAATGTGGATGAAACAAAGCATTCAGAATGTTATCGAATTTTTTGAGATAGAGCCAGAAATTAATTTTAATAATGTTATAAACTTTCAGGTGTAATATTTATGACGGCTAATAGAAGTTAAACAAAGGTGGTAACATTATGCGTAGGCTGAGTACTATACCAAAGGGTCACATTGGCGCTTTCGTTGGTCACTATCCGAAGTTACTTACGCATCCAACTGAAGATCGTTACATTACATATCGTGAAGCAATGTCTATTATGGGTTTACCTGAAGACTTTGAGTTATTGCAACCAAATAAGTTCCTTAATCACATTTGTCAGAACGTTCCCGTCTCAACTGCAACAGATATGGCCAATGAGATTAAAGCAGTACTCGAAGGTAAACGCGATCGGGTGAATGCTAAGTTAGTATATCAATATAATGCGTCAAGATCTTATCAAATTCGTGATGAGGTTGAAGTTCAAACGCTAGACGAATTCTTTTAATAATGGTGTACTTTTAGTACATAGTGTGGTATAATAGTAGTATCAATTGAAATGGAGTGTATATGTCGTCAATAATGGACAAATTAAAGAAGAATTCCCGAATCGAACAAACAGAAGTTCTTTCAGATTCAAAGTTCTTTTCAGAAAAGGATATGACTGCAACTGAAGTGCCAATGGTTAACGTAGCATTATCAGGTACAATGGATGGTGGTCTAACATCAGGTCTTACAGTCTTGGCTGGTCCTTCAAAGCACTTTAAGACATCCTTTGCATTGCTTATCGCATCATCATATCTTAAAAAGTATCCTGAAGCAGTAATGCTGTTTTATGATTCAGAGTTTGGTTCACCTCAGTCTTATTTTGAATCTTTTGGTATCGATACAAGCCGTGTATTGCATACGCCTATCACTGACGTTGAAAAGCTAAAGTTTGATGTAGTAAATCAACTTGAAGCAATTACTCGTGATGATAAAGTAATCATTGTGATTGACTCTATTGGTAACCTTGCATCAAAGAAAGAACTTGAAGATGCAATGAATGAGAAGTCTGTTGCTGATATGTCTCGAGCAAAAGCATTAAAAGGTTTGTTCCGTATGGTAACACCTTATCTTGCAATGCGAAACATTCCAATGTTAGCAATCAATCATACATACCAAGAGATGGGTTTATTTCCAAAGGCAATCGTTTCAGGCGGTTGTGTTGTTAAGGGTACAATGATTCAAACTCCAAATGGTCTCAAAGCAATTGAAGACTTTAATGAAGGTGACGTTGTAATAACACAATACGGTGAACAAACAGTTAAAGCAACTTGGAATCCAAATACTCTTGAGGACGGTACTCCAGAATGCTACGAGATTGAGTTTGAAGATGGCTATACAGTAACCTGTAGCGCTAATCATAAATTTATTATTGATGGAAAATGGGTTGCTGCAAAAAATCTAACAGTTGGTTTGAATTGCGAAACAGCTTAGTCAGCTGAATAATAGAAACTCCTAAATGTATATACTATTGTGCAGATAAAATATACAGGAGTTTCTATTATGAACTATTTATTTCATTATAATAATCTTATCAAAAACCGTAAAGAAAATCCATTAAGCAATATAGAATACGGAGAACATCATCATATTATACCAAGATGTATGGGTGGCAGTGATGACAAAAGTAATATCGTAAAGTTAACTGCAAGAGAACACTTTATTGCGCATCATCTTTTGTTCAAAGCGCATAGGACTGCAAAGTTAGCTCATGCATGGTTTATGATGTTAAGGTTTGATCCAAATCAAAAACGGTATTTTACGTCTAGACAAAAAGAAGCGGCTGCTAATGCTCATTCTGGTGCATTAAAAGAAACTATGAAAGGATCTGGCAATCATTTTTATGGAAAGTCTCATACAGAAGAAAGTAAACTAAAAGTTAGTTTAGCAAATAAGGGACGCAAAAAAACAAAGGAAGAAATTGAAAATTGGGTTGAAAAAGTAGCAAAGCAACCTAAGTCAAAAGAACATAGAGAAAAAATTGGAAGACCCGGCTTGGTTTTGTTAAAAAATAAATTAACAAATGAGTCTATTAGAATTCCTAAAGAAATGCTTATTAATTATGATTTGAACATTTGGCTTAACCCTGCTAAAATTAGTCAAAAGAGAGAAACTTGTAAATACTGTAATATTGAATCAGTTTCAGGAAATATAAAAAGATGGCATAATGAAAATTGCAAACACAAAGCAATTTAAATATATGCATAAAATTAGTTTACATTTAGACAAAAATGTGTTATAATTGTCTAATAGAATTTATCAAAGGAGAAATACATTGAAAATCAAAAGTGTAAAAAGTGTTGGAAAAAAAGAAGTATTTGACTTAACCATTGATACTGATGAATATGACAAACAACAATACACTTTAGCAAATGGTGTTGTGTCTCATAATACAGGAATCTATTACTCAGCCGATAACATTTGGATTCTAGGTCGTCAACAAGAGAAGACTGGTACTGAAGTAACAGGTTACAATTTTATTATTAACGTAGAAAAGAGTCGCTTTGTCAAAGAAAAATCTAAAATACCTGTTTCTGTATCTTGGGATGGTGGCGTTGAGCGCTATAGTGGTCTTCTTGATATTGCTGTTGCCGGCGGTTATGTAGCTAAACCTAAAGTAGGTTGGTATGCACGAGTTGATCGTACTACGGGCGAGTTAGTTCAACCCAACTGCCGTGAGAAGAATACTTACACTGCAGAGTTCTGGGATCCTATCTTAAACGGCACAGACTTTAAAGAGTTTGTACAGAAGCAATACTCTATTGGTCATAAAGCAATGTTATCCGACGACGATATCATTAATGCTCTTAATGATAGCGAAGAAGATGCAGCAGTTGAAGAATAACTCTGAAGAGTATTCTATTCAAATACTTGAGACAGGGATCGATGTTTCTCAGATCCTTGCTCAATTAAATGAATACGCTGATGATTGGGAAGGGCAAAAGAAGATGGATCATAGTGATTCTCTTCTCAATCATGGTGTGCCTGATGTTGGTGCTGGAGTATTGCAATTAGTTATCGGTGCTTGCGCTGATGGCGAATACGTAGGCGACACTGAGTTATGTTATCCTACTCCTGCTTGGTATAACCACACTGAAGTTATCAAGTTTCTAGAAACAAACGGGTTTGAAGATTATTCTCGTTGTGGTTTCTTATCATTGCCAGTTGGCGGATCCGTTGGTAGCCACATTGACGTAGGTGCTTATTATACAACACGAGATAGGTTTCACTTATCGATACAAGGTCAATACATATATTGCGTTGGAGATGAAGAGATTTGGGTAGATCCTGGAACTCTCTTTGTATTCAATAATAAGTTGCCTCATAGTTCTACAAACATGGGTAATGACGTAAGAATAACGTTTGTCTTTGATGTACCTCAAGGTAAATGGGATAAAAATAAATATGTACAAACTGAAGAAAATAGGGTATAATATATGTATGACATGAATAAAACACCGACAATTGACGATATTAAATCATCGGATTATCGTTTTGTTGAAAAGGGTTTAACTGAAACTTCATATGTTCAACTTGTAGGCGAAACACCTTGGAATGGAACAGTATTTCAATATGGTAATCTTAAAGTTGGAATCGATGATAGTGAAGGTGAACCAGAGTTTGCTGAACTTAATTTCTCATATAAGATCATTGAATCTCCAATGCAAAATGACTATCTAGAAGCAGATACTCATTTTAAGAATTATCTTGGCGCAGTACTACAACACATCATTACCGATGCACTTGAAAGTGGAGAATACAAAATTGGAAGCAACGATACAGACAACGATTCTTCGGAACCTATTACACAACGAGAACTACACTCGGAAGGTGATTCCGTTTCTTAAGAAGGAATATTTTGAAGGCGCTCATCGTGACGTCTTTGATGAAATTATAAAATTTGTAACAAAGTATAATAAGTTACCCAGCGCAGAAGCGCTAGCAATTGAAGTATCTTCTGACTCAAGCATTCGTAATGAAGTGCTTACCGATGCAAACAATATCATTCTTGAGATTGCTAGTAAAGTTGATACGAATGAAACATGGTTAACTGAGCACACCGAGAAGTGGTGCCAAGATCGTGCTATCTTTCTTGCGGTTATGGAATCTATCAATATCATTGATGGTAAGCATGCAACTCTTACAAAGAACTCGCTACCCGATCTCTTAACTCAAGCATTATCAGTTACCTTTGATGCAAACGTAGGGCATGATTACATTAACGATGCAGAGTCTCGTTATGAGTTCTACCATCGAGTTGAGAATCGCTTACCATTCGATCTTGATTATCTGAATAAGATTACCAAGGGTGGTCTCCCTCCAAAGACATTGAATATTGTATTATCAGGAACTGGTGTTGGTAAATCACTCTTCATGTGTCATTGTGGTGCAGCATCTTTAACTCAAGGAAAGAACGTTCTCTATATCACAATGGAAATGGCCGAGGAAAGAATTGCAGAACGTATTGATGCTAACCTAATGAACTTGCCAGTAGACCAATTGGAAAATCTTTCAAAAGATATGTATGAAACAAAGATTGCAAAGATTGCTGCAAAGAACATTGGTAAGTTAATTATTAAAGAGTATCCAACTGGTGCTGCTCACGTTGGTCACTTTCGAGCACTCTTAAATGAGTTGAAATTGAAGAAGAACTTTGCTCCGGATGTTATCTTTATCGATTACTTAAACATCTGTTCATCTTCTCGTATGAAAGGTATGGGAGGATCTATTAATTCCTATACATATATTAAATCTATTGCCGAGGAAATTCGTGGTCTTGCAGTTGAGTTTAATGTACCTATTGTAAGTGCAACACAAACTACAAGATCTGGTTTTTGTTTAGATCCTTTTACTGAGGTTATTGGAAAGGAAGGCAACAAATTCTTAAAAGATGTTTTAGTTGGTGATGAAATTCTTTCTAGCAATGGTTGGAATACAGTTGAAACGGTGTTTCCGGTTCAGTATAAAAAAACTTATAGGATTAAAACTAAATCTGGTAAAGTTATATATTGTTCATCAGACCATCTATTCCCAACATATGAAGGACATGAAAAGTCTATTAATTTTGGGTTAAAGGTAGGAGATAAATTAATTGTAAAGTATAATGACATATATGCGCAGAAATGATTATAGCAAACCACATCCAAAATACGGAGTAAAAATTAATGCATTATGATGAAATAGTTGAAATAGAAGATATTGAAGAAACCCGCAACTTAATAGATATTGAAGTAAGCGGAAATCATTTGTTTTTTGCCAATGACATCCTCACACACAACTCAAACACCGACGTAGGAATGGAAGATACGAGTGAAAGTTTTGGTCTTCCTGCAACTGCCGATTTAATGATTGCACTTGTATCAACTGAAGACTTAGAAAAACTAGGTCAAATCATGGTGAAACAATTAAAGAATCGTTATAACGATCCTACAACGTATAAGAGATTTGTAATTGGTGTTGATCGTAGTCGAATGAAGTTATATGATGTTGAGCAATCAGCACAGACATTAGTTCAAGACACACCTTTGTTTGACCAATCAGATTCTGGTAGACGTATGAAAGCTGAACGCCAGGACTTTTCAGGGATTAAAATGTAATGACAGATAAAAAGAGTTGGACACTAAATGTTGAAGAAGATCCAGAAACTGGAGATGCTATGGTTACCTTTCCAGAAGATCTATTAGAAATAGCTGGTTGGAAAGAAGGCGATGATTTAGTATGGACTGATTTGAAAGATGGCTCTTGGTCTTTAACAAAGAAAGAACCAAGGAAGATACTTTTTGAATATGCAAACGATGAAACAAATCGTAGTGCTATACTCATGTCAGTTGGTGATGCATATTGGGTTGCAATGTATCGTGGTGATGAATGTGTTGAAGAACGTGAGATTAAAGAAAAGACACAAGAGTACGCTGAAAACTGCGCAGAGAATTGGGTGTCTAAACGCAATGTTAGGATTAAAATCCCAAAATAGATAAATAACTTTATGATAAGTATAAATGGCCTAACAAATAGACAAGTTCTTTTACTTGATATAATGTGGTCACTCGATACTATGGACCAAATTCGTAGTTGGCAAAGAGGTTTAAATGATCGCGACAAAAGCGATTCAGAAATACTTTTAAACTTAGTTGCAATATGCCAAGTAGACGAGTTAACTGAATCATCAGATTTTTTTCCAGAAGCTTGGGATGTGCTTGATATTATTATGAATAAACCGAAGGAGAAGTAAATGACTGAAAATACTGTGATTGATGTAGAAGCAACTGAAGTATTAACCTCTGAAGAACTACGTTCTAAGATTATGGAAAATCTTCCAAGTGAAGGTTATCAACAACAAAAGTTTAAATCACGCTTTACGAAGTCTGGTCCAGGCCGTAAAAAAGAACATGGTAAACCTCGTGTTTATGGTAAAGTTGCAAAGGCGCTTGAGCAATATGAAAAGCGTTATACTAACTTATTGAGTGACTACTTTACACAACAAAATCTTGCAAAGATCGCTCAGAAGCAAGCAAGGAAAGCTAGGAGTGATAATGATCTCAACTAAAACTGTAGACATGCTTGAGTCTGTGTTGAATAGAGTTAGAGGGCGCAGTCTTTCTGAAGAAGAATCAAAATTAATAGACTTACTTATATGTTATAGAAAGAACGCGCCTAGTGAGAATGTACTTACCGATAAAGAATTGATTGTATTCTTAATGGATGATATTGATAAAGCATCCGATTGGTTAGTAGAAGGACAGACACACATGGCAATAGGAGTTTTGGGACAATGTCATGCTAATATAAGAAAGCATTTAAGTAGATGACAGATGAAGAAGTATTAGCAAAATATAATGATATGGAAAAGTTCTTTGGAGATAAACTTCCAAACTTTGAACACTATCCATATCAGTTTGCAAATTGCGTAAAATTATATAATTTTTATAAGGAACGTGAAGCTCTCACAAAAGACGGCTCAGTTATAAATACACTAGAGTCATAATAACAAGGAGGCCGTATGTTCTTAGATTGGTGGATGTTATTAGCATTTGCAGCATGGTGGTTTCTTAGCTTATGGGATATTAAACGTACGGTATATGCAGAAGGTGTATCAGGAGCAGTTGATATGCTAGTGAGTGAGGGTTATATTAAGTTTGATGATAATGAGGAGCTTATTGGCCTCTGTAATATTTATAAGCTTAAATCCACTCAAAAAGAGACTGAATAAGGGCCCTCAGGACGTCTTTTTATGATTTTGAAGGGTAATATACCACTAAAAAGCTTAAAAGTGCCCTCAAGCCCTCCTGACGGACTTAAAACCGTGTCTAAAATG